CTCTACCCACGCACAGTCATACCCTTCAAGGGACTTAATCGAGTCGCTGGTGTGGTTCTGCATCCCTTGGAAGATAATCGCCCCATCGCCCTTCTTGGACTTGATGACCGATTCTTGCACCTCAAAGTATGCGCCAGCGTTCATGGCTTGAATCTTGGTTTCCAAGAGACGCTTGACCGATTGCTGGAGGGATTTCTGGATTTCACGCACGCAGACGCTGCGCCTAGTCTGATCCATGATGTGCGCCTCGATCATCATCTCAGCGAAAAAGTGAGACTTGCCTGAGCCTCGACCTCCCCATGCAGCCTTATATCGTGATGGGGAAAGCAGCGGCACAGCCCACTCTGGGGTCTTGAGCTGGAGGGTTTTACCCATTTTTGACGATAACTCGCTCAATCTTGGCAAACTCTAGTGGCGCACCATCTGCACCCGTTAGCTCATGCTTTTGTGTCTCAGCCCAGCGCATCTGAGTCTTTGACCACCAGATCATGGCTGTGGTATCTCCGCCCATTGCCTTCTGGAATAGCGTCTTTCCCACCTGAGCGTTTGCCTTGGACTTGCCAGACACCAGCTCTGCGCTGAAGTGCGCCCTCAGAGTATCAATGTGGATTCCATCCCGTACTAATGCGCCAATCTGGTCAATGGGCAGTCCGTATCCAGACAAAGCCTCGACCTGTTTGCGCTCTGCCTCTGTTGGCTCAAATGCTGGTCTGCCTGCGCCTGGGCGTGCGCCACCATTAGGGCCACGCTTTTTTAGTGGTGGTTTTTCAGTTATCTTAGTCATTTATCACCTCCGCAAAAGGCTGATTGGTTTCTGCGTGCGTTGCTTTCTTGCCTGTGAAGTTTTCCCATCGCCTTACTATTACGTCACAGTACTTGGGGTCTAATTCCATAAGATAAGATTTTCTTGTAATTTCCTCACACGCAATCATTGTGCTGCCTGAACCACCAAATAAATCTAAAACTTTATCACCCGTCTTGCTTCCGTGACTTAAAGCATTTTTTACTAGTTCCACAGGTTTCATTGTTGGATGCAAATCATTTTTCTTAGTTCTATCAAATTCCCATACATCATCTTCTGCGTATGGTTTCCCATAAAATTCACCAGAAAAGTTGCCATATACTATTGGCTCATATCTTTTTCTGTATGCGCCTCCACCCATAGGAGATTGGTTTTTAACCCAAATAATTATGCTTTTATATTGCAGACCAATATCTGTAATTGGTCTTAATAACTCATGTAAATTGGCACTTCCAAATGATATATACCAAGCCCCGTTACATTTAATATGAATGATAGATAGAACTTGACTTATAAAATCATAAAAGTCGGATGCAGATTTTTTATCATTTTCAATGGGTCTATGTTTAGCATTTTCAGTAACATAGCTTTGTAAAACACCATATTTAGAAGTGCTCGACATAGTTCCACTAAATCCAATATTGTAAGGTGGGTCAGTAAAAACCATGTCAGCTTTCTGCCCATCCATCAACTTATCCACAGCATCAATGCTTGTGCTGTCTCCACACATAAGCCTGTGGTTGCCTAGTATCCAAACGTCACCCAGCTTTGTGATCGGCTCTGGCGGAGGCTCTGGCACTTCGTCCTCGTCCGTCAATCCCTCAGTTATCTCGATGGGCATCAGAGCTGCAATCTCATCTGGCGAGAATCCTGTCAAATCCAGATCAAACCCAAGCTCACCAATCTCTGCAAGCTCCAGAGCCAGCATCTGGTTGTCCCAATCTGCATTTAGCGCAAGTTTGTTGTCAGCAATGACATAAGCCCGTTTCTTGGCCTCGCTCCATCCTGTAGCCACCATTACAGGCAGCTCTGTCATCTTGAGCCTTTGGGCAGCCAATGTGCGCCCATGACCCGCAATGATGCCGCCTTCCTCGTCTACTAGTATTGGTGTTGTCCATCCCCACTCTTTGATGCTTGCCGCTATCTGGGCAACTTGCTCGTCAGAGTGTGTTCTGGCGTTGCGTGCATAGGGGATAAGTTTGTCGATTGACCACTTCTCGACTTTGTCTGCTGGGTTCATATAACCTTCGCGAAAGGTTGATTCTGCGGGGTTGTGGAAAAAAATGGGGGCAATGCGCCCCCAGAGTACCCACTAACCAAGGAGTCTTTATTGTCCTACGTCCGGTATAGGGATGTCAACTGGCCATTTATTTGATTCTGTCAATTCCTTCACCGTTCTAACGTGAGCGAGCGTCCAGGCTTCCTTTCGCTGATCTCTTGACCATTTGCTGCCTTGGTCAATCTTGTAGTGACATTCTTGGCATAATGCAGCGATCAAATTGTCATCAGCTTTGATGCCTCTGCCTTTGCCTCCGCCCCAGTTGGTGTGTGCTGCTTGGATGTTCTGGCCTGAGCCGCAGAGTTGGCACTCTAGTTCTGCCACCAACCACAAGAGCCTTTTGCTCCTGATGTATTTATGTTTGAAGATCATTCGTGTGACCTGTTCACTAATCTGTTGGTGGCCTGTTGAGTTCTCCACACCTCTACTTCTAGCCTTGCTGCCTCAATCTCCCACTTCAGCGTCTCTTCCTTTTCCACAGCTGCCGCCAGTCCTCTGAGCAGCTGGTGATACTCAGGGTCTGCCAGAGCCTCCCTCTCCTGAGCGTTGGCGGCCTCGATGCCCATCGCAAAGCAGTCTTTCATCAGCAATGCCTTTTTGCTGCGTCTAAACTCCTCCAGATAGACCCGTTGGGCTTTGGCTTCCCCATAGGCTGGGGCTTTGTCTCGAATCAACTGGGTGCATTCCTCTGGGTTTATCATTTGAGAGCGTTCCATGCGGCTTCTACGTTATCCACAATAAAGACTGATCCACCCGTCCAAGCGTCAATCCACTTGACTTGGTCTGGGGTCAGCTCTCGATGTGATGGGGATTTCTTTCCGTCTTTGACTTCCATGAGGATTGTTTTGCCTTCGTAGCCCACCAGTAGGTCAGGCACGCCATGACCGACACCCGCCAAGCTTTGTACGGTTGCGCCCACAGCTCTGAGAGCTTTGACGATTTCCTCATGGTTGCTGTCAGTTCTCGCTGCTCTTCGCATTTTTTGCCTTAGTTGTTAGAAAGTCATTGACCTTTTTCTTGAGTTCCTCAATGCTGCCCACATCGTCAATGAAATCCAGAATGCAAGCGTAAGCCTGCAATTCAAAGACCTCTGTGGCAGACAGTTTCGTTGTTTTTTTGTTTGTAATTTCTGCCACTTGTTTTAAGAATTCGTGAGCCATTTCAGTCCTTTAGACGCTTTCTTTTATTATCTTAGCCAATTTGCTACAGGCATCGTCCCACTCTGCGACATCAGGTGCTGCAATCAGTTCTCTGGCTGCGGCCACCAGTTTGGAGTTTAGGTCTTTCAGTCGCTTAATCTCATCGACCAATGGTTGCTGCGCTGCGGTAACGAAAAAGTCTAGTTGGTTATCCATTGTTGCGCTCCTTTAGCTTGGCTTCGATGGCACGAATTGCGGCATCAACTGATTGACCAGACTTAACGCATTTAATCGCCGCTTCATGCACTTCATCATCCGTCAGCGATACCCATTCACGCTTGGTTGGTGCGGTGTAGAAAGGCACACCTTTTTTGTTGTCACGGTTTTGCACCCAAGCATCCATGCGAAGGTCAAGTTGAAAATAGCCAAAAGGCTCTTGCTCAGGCATACACTTACCATCACACACCACCCGTCCTATACCCCCGCAATATTTGCAAAGTTTCTCTTGCTCAACACTCAACCCACCAGACCGATGCGCCATGTCGGATGTGTCCCACTCAATTTCCTGTGACGTTTGTGCCAGACCGTCTAATGCGGCTTCTCTGATTGCTTTGCGTAAAGCTGTAATCGTTTCTTGTGTTTTGTGTATCGGGCGTGTCTGCTCTTGGTGATACTCCAACGCCTCTAATGCTTGTTGCATCGCATCAATACTCATTTCTCATTCCTCTCACGAATGGCAGCCGCATGAGGATCACCCAGCACAAACTCCTCACAAATCTTGGCGCAAATCTCTCTCTCATCTCTCTGGCCTGCCTCGTAGCCTTGTTGGTAATACTTGGCTTTCTGGCGAGACAGCACCGTTTCTGTCAGCAGTTGGGCAAAGTGAATGAGCTTGGGGTCTAGCCCAAATCGTCCTGATGCTGGTGCGTGAACCTCATCTTCATCGACATCGTAGCCAGCCAGATCAGCTAATCGGATTAAATCGTCTCTAGTCATTTCCTGACTCCCGTCATCGCTGCATCAATTTGATCGTGCATTTGCTGCTCTGTCACCATGAAAAGCTGGCAAGTGTATTTATTGAGCCAGCGATAGCGTTCTGCATCCTTACGCAAGGTCCTGACTTCTTTGGCCAGCTCTGACATTTCCTCGCTAGTAATAAACGGACCAATATCCAAAATATTGAGTAAACGGTCTATGTTGTCCATGTTTTTCCTCTGTTGCTTGGCCTCCAACGCTATCCATGCTTCCTCTTCGTATTCGTTCATGGTTTCTCCTTGTCTCGACAGATTTTCCCGTTGGGGTAATACAAAGTGTTTGACATCCTGCTTGGTGCTTCCAGTACCTCCATGCTGCCTGAGCGCAATACCGTCTTTGGTGGCTTGTATGGTGGCCGATCAAACTTGGTTATTTTTTCTGGTTTCTTTTTCATGATGGACTTTTATTTGTGGTGTTAAGTTAGCTTACCAGATCAAGCGCAGTTTTGTAACATTTAATTTGATAGAGACTTAACCTCTCACCTCTTTCGTGCCGCATCTTGAGCTTTTTTGCCCATCTTTTGTGGTCAACATTGCCATTCTCATCCTTTGGTGTTTTTAGAGCCGTGGCAGCGATTTCAGCCAATACCCTATCAACCACCTCAACTGGTGCTTTCGGAGCGTCCAGAGCCGTTCTGGACGGTCTGGGGGATTGTTTGCACAGAGACTTAAACTCGATCAGGTTCGGGCAACGGTCTGGCAAGTTTTGCAATGCCCAGCCGATAGCGTGCAAGTTGTCAGCAAAAATGCCAAGTTCATGCGCCCAATGGGATTTCACATCGGTGCTGCTAAGTGTTCCCCACTTGTTTGTAAACTCAGTCCCGTAAGAAATTGCAAGTCTGGCAAACAAACGATCAATCGCTGCTGTTGGAAGTGCCATTTTTGATCTCCTGTGGTTTTGTAAAATATTCCATGTCGATGATGGCCGCTGCATTTGGGTCTTTAGCTGCAACGCCTGGTGCAAACTCTGCCATGCGTAATCGTGCCGCCTTTTGCCAAGGTGCTTCGTAAACCTTACCCTGTTTGTCAGCTCGTTGCTTGCGTATCCAGTTGCGCCATGTTGCAAACCAATCAGCTTTTGCTTTGGCCTCTGAAATCCAGTAATCCTTGAATCCGTCTGCAACTTGGTTGATGTTGAGATCAGGTCTTTCTTGCTTTGCCCAGATTGCGTAGTCATCAGGCAATTGCCAATTAGCATCTAGTTTGGTGGATCGAGACTTCGCAGAAGTCGGTCTCTCTGTCTCTCTCTTTGTCTTTGTCTCTTTCTCTGTCTCTGTCTCTGTCTCTGTCTCTGGTACATCAACTTGATATCGTTCTGATATCATCTTGATATCAACATCAACAATAAAGTGCCTAAGTTCTTGAAATGATTTAATAATATCTGATTCTGGCATCCTCAAACGAAAGGCAATTTCTGGAATTTCTGGCAAACGACCTTCCATAGATTCATCTTCACTTGCAAGCAACCAAAGACCAATTAGGACACGAAAGGAACGGTCTGATATCAAACTGATATCACGTTGATCCAACAGTTCACGATGTAATTTTATCCAAGGCGGCCTGCGATCCTTGAAGTGTTGAAATTTGTTGTAATTTTTAATTTTCATTTATTAGCCCAAAAAAAATGGCTTCACCTGATCTCTCTCCTTTTGGGAGTTGGTCGAACGGTGGATAACCGCCAGAGATCATGTGAAGCCATATCCGTTAAACCCGACCAAGGGCTGTATAAATAATAAAGCTAAATTTTAAAAAAGTAAAGTGTGGGTTGCATAAAGCAGCATTTCCAATTGAAAATAAAACATCGTAGAACGGAAGAGTGCGAGTGCCTGCCAAGGTACTTTTGTT